CATCTCTAGGCAATATGCAATACACTTTAGGTGATGCTACTAAAGGTGCAGGTGTAACATTTAAAGTATTAGACGTAATATGTCAAGACACAGGACAAGTATTAGACCAAGTGCCTAATGACTGGCTTAATGAACAAGTATTTCCTATAGCTAATGCTGCTAATGGTAAGCCTACTTATTATGCCTTTAATGGTATCTCACAAGCAGGTACAAACAGAGAGCCGGACTTTAATATTGATTTATATCCTGTTCCTGATTCTGCACAAACAATCTCAGTTAATATTGTAGGTGCTCAACAAGAACTTAAGACAGCCTCTCAGGTGCTTAGAGTTCCTTCGCAGCCTGTTATTCTTGGGGCTTGGGCTAGAGCTATAGCAGAGAGAGGTGAAGATGGAGGAAGTATATCTAGTGCTGTTGCGGCAGAAGCTAGAGACTCTTTAAACATTGCAGTTCAGTTAGATGCTGGCAATATGGAATATGAAAGGGATTGGGTAGTAGTATAATATGGCACTAGAATCTAAGCAAATTAATGCTGTACCTTTAGATACTATTGGTATTAATGGTATAGATACGCAGACGACACCAACTGCTCTAACACCTAATTGGTTTACTAAAGCAGACAATGTTGTTTATACAGAAGGTGGTAAAGTTACATTCCGTAAAGGATTAAAGCAGGGCACATTAACTGGTGGTGCTAAGATAGGTTCTATAACAGAACATTATAATGGCACAACAAATAAGATATTTGCTGGTGTTGGCACTAATATGTATATTGTTGATTTGTCTGATAAAGATAATGCTTGGACAGGGTCTTTTGCTACAGGTGCGGCTTCTTCTGATTGGCAATTTACAAACTTTAATACTCATCTATATGCTGCTCAGTTTGATGAAGACCCGCTATACTATGATAATTCATCTTGGGCTAAATTAAAAGATACAAGTGGTTATCAAGCACCTACAGGTGTAACTACATTTGACCCTAGCTGTATGTTAGGTTTTTATGGTAGAGTATGGGCTGGTGGTATTACTGAAGAAGATGATGTCTTATATTATTCTAAATTATTAGACGGTCATAAATGGGGTTCTGATGGCGGTTTTATAGACTTAAAGTCTGTATGGGGTCAAGATACTATTGTAGCTATACACTCTTTTGCAGGTAAGCTAGTTATATTTGGTAAAGAAAATATTGCTATTTATAACAGTCCTGACATAATAGGAGACATAGCTTTAGACGAAGTTATTAGAGGAATAGGATGTGTATCTAGAGACTCTATACAATCTATTGGAGATGATTTATATTTCTTGTCTGATACTGGTGTTAGGTCTTTATTTAGAACTACTCAGTTAGACAAACTACCCCTAACAGAAAAATCTATAACAATTAAAGACGAACTAATATCTAATATTAGTAGCAGTACAAATGTTAAATCAACATTTATGCTAAATGAAGGTCTTTATATTTTATCTTTTGTAGATAAGAATGTTACATATGTTTTTGATACTACATATAAGACGGAGAAAGAGACTCCAAGAATAACTAAGTGGGACTTTGCAGACAGTAGAGAACCTGCCAGTATGGCATACACAGAAACATATGGGCTTTTAGTAGGACAACAGGCAGGAAGAGTTGCTACTTATGAAGGTTATTATGATGTAGATTATAGTGGCTCTAGCACTTATACTTATAATAGTTATACAGTTTCTTTTTCTACGGTATGGATTGATTTAGGAGAGGGCGTGCAATCATCTATTCTTAAAAGATTAGTAATGCTTGTATCAGGAGGTCAAGGAACAGATGTAGGTATTAGGTTGTATAAAGACTTTGAAATGACACCTAAAATATCACCAACATTTAAACTTAATCCTACACTAAGCGGAGAGCCTTATTATTGGGGTAATGCGTTGTCTTTATATGGGGCTACTACAGCTACACATACGCATAGCTCGACTCTACACCCTTCTTCATCTAAATATGCTCCAATACACGGATTTAAAGAGCGTTCTATACCATTAGCAGGTAGTGCTAAGTACATAAGATTAGAGTGGGACGGAGTAACTAAAGGTTACAAAGCATCATTACAATCATTATCATTATTATTTAAACAAGGTAAAATATTATGAGTAATTATACAATAGCGGTAGGTTGGTCTGGAAAAGATGCCTTAGCAGACACAGACCCCGGAAAAGTTATCTCAGGTGCTGACTTTAATACTGAATTTACAGCAGTAAGAACAGCACTTAACTCTAAGGCAGATGCAAACGGTAGTGCATCAGAGAACTTTACTGTTAATGGCTTAACGGCTACTACAGGCACGATTGGTGGTGAGGAGATAGTTACCCTAGCTACGCCACAAACGTTCACTAAAGCTCATCCTACGGCTTCTGAGACTATAACACTAGCATCAGCACAGACAGCTAACCTACTTAACTCTAATGTATTTATAGTTAGTGTACAAGGCAATCACGCACTAAATGTTTCTAATATGACATCAGGTGTAGAGGCTACGTTTTTAGTAAAGAATACGGGTGCTTATGATATTGCATTTAGTAGTGACTTTTCATTTGTAGGCGGTAATAATCCTACAATAACATCAGGTAATGGTAAGGTAGATTTACTTAAATGTACTTCAGATGGTACTAAGATGTATTGTAATATAACTCAAAACCTAACTTAAGGAATAAGATATGGCAGGATTTTTTAATACTAGCTGGGATTTAGGAAATATGTTTGCTTCTCCATTTGCAAATAATCAAATGGTGGGCGGTAATTTACCTACAGAAATAACACCAAGACCCGGAAGCGAAGGTCCGGGAATGATGCCAACTAATACTTGGGGAGCTCCAGACGCCTATAAAAATAGTTTTCAATCAAATAGTGGAAACCAATCAAGTATATTTGGTAATCCTTATTCTGCCGGTGGTAATATCTTTTATAATCCTTATCAGTTTGGTCAAGTGCAATATGGAACTCAGTATGGTGGCGGTCAAGAGATGCCGTGGTGGATGAATTATAATGTTAATAATCCTTTTATGCCTACACAGCCATCAACGCCTAGTGTACAACCACAGCAACAGCCACAAACACCTAGAGGACCACAAGGTACTGGTCCTGACGGTAAAGACTTAACTTATGATGAGACTATAAAGTATTTTGGTCTGTATGATGACGCTGAGTCAGCTTTAGCTGCAGGAGATTCACAAGCAGCATATAGAAAAGACCATATGCAATGGAGAAGCGGAACAGGTAACTATGAAGGAGAAGGACCGGGTCAAGGACAATATCCGGGACGTCCAGACTTAGGAATTGCTGGAGATGCACAAAGAATGACTGACCTTATGGGTCTACCTCAAACTTTATTAAGTATGCTTACTGGACAACCATTAGATGCTGAACCAGCTATTGGTGGTGGTAGTGGTTTTACACAAGTTCCTATGACAGCAGGACCTTTTGATTATCTACAAAGAGGAAGAAACAAATATACAGCTTCTGATGTACAAGCAGCATTAGATGCTGGTTTATTAGACCCTGATAGAGTAGGAGTAGAGTATACAAACCCTATTGACCCTATGTTAAGACCAGAAAATACAACCCAAGCTAATCTTCCTAGAGGATTTTTTCCTGAAGCACCTAATGATAAACAATTAGCAGAAATTCAAAGAAGTCTTTTAAATCAAGTTTATACAGTAAGAGACAATAGAGGTAGTTTTATTGAAAGTGATATACCTCCTTATGACCCATATCAAAACAATCAAGGTAGTGATAGATTTGGTCCAGCACCAACTACACAATATGATGCAGGACCTGCTGAAATGACTATAGCTGAAGTTAATGCTCTTGGTGCTTCTGACGGTCAAGCAAGATATGAAAGAGGTCTAGCAGAAACTGCTGCGGCTAGAATAGCTGCGGAAAAACAAGCAGCTCAACAAGAACAAGCTAATATCTTTTTACAGAACTCATTAGCAGAGCAAAGAGCTAGAGAAGCGGAAGCAAAAGCAGCGGCAGACAGAGCAGCTCAAGATAGACAAGATGCTGCTAGAAGACAGAATAATAGATATGAGACAGGACCAGTAACACCAAACATATTTACTTCTAAGAAACCAACAGTTACTGATTATACTAAAAGCTATAGTAGGCGATATGGATTATAAGATGAATACAATTAAGGAGAGAAGATAATGAGTATATGGACAACTTTAATAGGGGCAGGATTACAACTTTATGCTGGAAATAAAGCAGCAAGTGCCGCCACAAGTGCAGCTTCAGATTACAACACAGCATTAATAGAAGCAGCTAAACCTAAGAGTGTTTATGACCCTACAGCTTCTGCTATATGGGATGAAGAGACTCAATCATATGTCTTAGCTCCTTCTCAGCCTATGATGGGGCTCTTTGGAGCTAACCTTCAAGATGCTTATAGACAGAGAGCACTTATTGAAGATTATATGAAAGACCCTGAAAGTGCGGCTCGAGCTAGGTTTGCTAAAACTGATGCTGCTCTAGCACCTTTTAGAGCTAAAGAAGGCGAAGGTCTTTTAAGTAGGTTACTACAAAGTGGTACTGCTGGGTCTAGCCTAGGAGCAGAACAAGTAGCTGCTAGAGAGGCACAGAACAGGCTTTATGATGCTACAAGATTAGAGGCTGAAAGAGCGGGTGTTCAAAGTGACATTACTAATTACATTAATCGTTCTAATATGGCGGCTCAAAATGCAGAAAGATATGGTTCTATAGGTCAAAACTTAGCTAACATAGGTATGGGTTTAGGTAGTGATGCTTATACTGCAGCTTCTATGGGTGGACAAGGTTTAATGAGTGCTCAAGCACAACAAGGAGTTGTTAATGCAGGAATACCGTATGCTATAGGACAACAACTTATGGGGTATCAAAAAGACCCTTATAAAAATGTGGCGGCTCAAGCTAATTATAGCTATGCTCCAAGATTTGATAACCCTTACGCTTAGGAGATATAATTATGGGGATGTTTGATGGACAAGGAGTAGACGGACCAGCTCCAACTAGTGCGGCAGATATGGTTAGAAGTGGTGCAAGAGGTCTTGGAAGAGCACTTCTTGACCCTATGATGGAAAGCCAAGGATTTATTTCTAAAGAGAATAGAATAATGGACGCTATGAAAGGCGTAAATTTAGAAGACGCTAAGTCTGTATCTGATACTTTTAATAAAATTATGATGATTAGCCCTGAAGCTGAAGAAGAGTTTCAAAAACAAGTTATGCCTATGTTAGAAGCTAATCAAACAGCATCAACAAAAGGCGGTGTTTTAGGAGACCAATTAAAAACTTCTGCTTTTATTCTTAATTGTGATTTAAAAGACCCTGAGTGTCGTAAAAAAGCATATGCTCACGCTAAAGATTACAAGCGTATGAACGAGTACACTAAGGCTTCTGCTATTAATCAAGCAGATGATTTAAAACTTGTGTTAGAAACAGCAAGAACAGCTAAAGAAGAAGATGCTAGATATAATCAAATGTTAGATATTCTTCCTGATATTTGGACAGGTACGGGCTCAGAGTGGGTGTCAGGACCTGTAAATAGAATTGCAGACTTTTTTGGAATAGATAACACAGCAGGAAAAAGAGAAGTATTTGCTTCTAATGCTATGAATATGGCGTTAGGGTATATTGCACAAACTAAAGGTGCTGTTTCTGATAGAGAATTTGATGCTTTTCAAAATGCTACTGCTAATCTTAAAAAGACTAAAGCTGGTAACGAATTAATTATAAAAACAGCACAACAATATTCTAGATGGAGACAAAAACGAGCCGCTGAAATGACTAGGTGGACAACAAAAGTTACTAACGAAGGAGGCACTCCTACACAAGCTATGTGGGCAACTCACGAATTAGAATGGGCAGCAAAACCTGAAAACCTTGTTAAACTTCCAACGGATAGTGAAATAAATGCAGCATTAAAACCTAGTTCTAAAGAACAAGAAATTGGAGATGCTGAATTGCTAGATAGCACAGAACAACTTTTAAGAGAATTAGAACAGTAAGGTACTTAATATGGCAGAAAAAGAAAATAAATCAGCTTATTACGATACACGTGCTAGTCAACGTAAGAGAGCTATGATTTTATTAGCTGAGGCTAAAGAAGAAAATAATCAAGAAAAAATTAGTAAACTATCTGGACTGTTAAACAATGAACTTGCTTTTTCTTTTGAAGAGCTTCCTTGGAAAGCTAACTATGTAAAATCTTTAAAAGAAGAATATTTTTTAGAAAATGATGAAGAGTTTACTGGAGAAATTCAAGACTTAATTGAAGAAGATTTTGAATATTTTAATTTATTGGACGGCTCTATTGTTGCTGGCGGAGTTGAGTTAGCTAAAATTCCTTTTGCTGATGAAGCTGCTAAAGATAGAATGAGGACTAGACTTAATACTTATACAAATACTTCTGCTATAGGAAAAGGCTCTAGAGACACTACTCAACAAGTGTTGGGTGTAGGCACAGGTGTTGCTTTAGATTTAGCAACTACAGGAGGACTAGGAACTGTTGCAAAATTAGCAGGAAAAAATTTAGGTTTAAAAGCATTAAATCAATTTTTAGGTCCTAAAGGAACAATAGCTGCAGTTAGCTCTACAGCAGCAGGCGTATCAGATTTAGAAAGACAAGGTTTAGAAAAAGAAGTAGGTTTAAGAGAAGAAATAAATCCTTTACAAACAGCAACATCTATGGCTATAGGTGGTGTAGTTCCTTCTGCTTTACAGCCTGTAGGAAAATTTGTTGCAGGTCCTGTTGGAAGAACAACTTCTAGTTTTATGCAAGCAGGAGCAAGAGTTGCACAAAAACTAGGAGGAGGTCAAAAAGCGGCTGTAGGTAAAGCTGCCGAAGATTTGTCAGAATCTATAGCTATGCCGGGTGGTGGTATGGTTAAAGGCTCTGAAGATTTATCTGTAAACATTGGAAAATTGTTAGATGACAATCAGCTTATGTTTAATGAAGGTTTTAATAATGCACCTATAAAAATTAGCATACCCGGAATTAGGAGAATATATGATGATTATATGTCTCTTACTAAACCTACAGAAGGTCCTAAACCTAAACCAAAATATAAAATAAATAAAGATGGAGTTCAAGAATTAGTTGAACAAAAAACACCTAGGATACCGGGACTTCCTAAAATAAACAGGCTTGACAGAATAATGGCAAAAGTAGAATCGGGGCAAATGCCTCCTGCAGTTGCATTAAGAGAAATGAAAGAGGCTCTTACTAATGCACACAAAGCCGCTAAAAATGGACAGCAATATGATATTAATGATGCAGATGACTTGTTTAATTTTAGAGCTGAAATAATAAAAGCTGAAGAAGCGGCTGCATATAGAGCAGGACCTGAACAAGGAAAACAATATACTAAGTTAAAGAAAGACTATCAAAAGTGGTTAGATATGCAAGATAGTGATATAGGTAAAAAAATAATAGGTGCTTCAAATAATGAGACGGGTGCTGGAAGCCTTATACTTGAAATTACAGAAGGAAAGTTATCTTGGGCAAAATACAATAAATTTATGAAAGATTTGGATTATTTTGAAAATCCTGAAATGAAAGCAAAATTAAAAGAAAATGTTAAAAGAGCTGTTTCGTCTAATTTGTTAGAAGATGGAGGAAAAGGTTTATCAAAAATTTTAAAAAGTGAAGGAGGTTTAGAAACACTAAAGAAACTTTTTGACAGTCCAGATAATGCAAAGTATATTAAAAATATTGAAGATTTAGCTATAAAAATTAGTGGCACTAAAAAAGCACCTCCACAAAGTCACTTGGTACATAATTTAATGGCGGCTCGATTAGGAGAAAAAATCACAGGAAGCAAACTTGCGGGTGGTTCTTTTGGTATAGGATTACTAGAAGGAATTATGAATAGTAATTTTATGCGTGTTAGATTAGCACACGCTTGGAAAAACAACAAAGGTCGTTTAGACACATCAACTAGGAACATTCTTGAAAAAAAATTTGGTTTTAGTAGAGTAGATGTAAATGCTTTACAGGATACAATGTGGGGTCTTACAGGGGCGGGTTTTGTTTATGGAAGTTTAGATAGAATAGAGGCAATTGCAGACCCTGTAGAAAGAAGAATGGAAGAAATTAAAGCTGGATATAGCTGGTAATGGCTATTGACTTCTTAATAGACGGTGCTCAGTCAGCAGGAACTATCGCTCAAAACATATTTAATAAAGCAAGTAATGCTTATACTGGAGCTAAAAACTTTGGAAGCATCGCAGGAACTTTTGGCGATTCTCTAATTGGACCTAAGCAAGGCGGTTGGGACTCAAATCTTATGTCTTCTGGAATGAGAGAAGAAATAATGAATCAAGCCTATTCTGATATGCAAAAGTATGGTAAGACAGATGGTGGTATAGGATATGGAGAATTAGGTCTACCTTCTTATTGGGATAGAACAGGAGAGCATCCTAAAGGATTAGGACAGGGTGGTTTGTTTTCAGCTAAAAATGCTGTAGCTCTTACAGGCGGTAAAATGGATTATTCTGTAAATCCTCAATCTGGAATGTTGAGTATCACAGGAGGAGCTGACTATAACTTTCCAGAGGGAATCTTTGGAGACAATAAAGTCAGTACTGGAGTTGCAGACTGGATTAATAAAGGGGGTACTCAATGGAATCCACAAGGTATTCAATTAGACCCCGCTAGAATAAAGAAAGAATTAAATAATTATTCTATGGGTAGTGCAGATAGACACTATGACAAAAATCAAGTTATTCCTAAACCTATAGATGTAGATTATAATTCTACTGAGTATTGGAAAGATTATTGGAAGGAGACTCCATACGATACATTATCAGAACCTCCTGTTAGAATAAGACCAGAAACATTTCCTACTCAACCGACATCAACACCTGTAGGAACATCTGCTACAGCATTAGCACAGATACAAGCTAATATTGAAGCCGCTAAAATGAAAGAGGAATCTCCTAATGGTGGTTCTATAAATCAGACAAAAAAAACCACCGCAACATCAGGAATGATGAGTAGTGGTGGTCCTCCAAGAAGGGGCAGTATGAGAGGTCGTAAAAAAACCGTAACCAAACCATCTAAGTCTAGCTATGGCAGGAGATACGGTCTCTAGTGACTAATCTTCTGTTGTAATACAGCAAGTGCGTCTTCAACATTCAAATAACCAACTTCTTTATCTATCCACTCAGTTCTAGAGAACTCTGTCTGAGCGGGTAGCTTTCGTGTGTGCCATTTAAAATCATATTCATCTTCCTCTTCCATAATAATAGGGTCAAAGAGATAAATCTTATGTCCTGCTTTATAAGGCATACTAACTGCATACATAAAAGATAGGTCATTTTCTAAGGCGTATTCTTTATTCCATTCGTACTTCATTTTCTCTAATAGAGTATCATCATAATGCTTCTTACGGCATTTGATTTCTAACATAATGCCATTCTCTGTATCAAAGGCGTCATATCTAGAGAACTTATCATCCATAGCAACAAAGTTATAGTTTTCATTTGTGTTCAGTAATTCTATCAACTTCTTTTCGTTCATCATTTCCACTCTCCTTTATGACTTGCACCTTTGCTGTGTCCGCTTCCTGACGTCCTAAACATAGGCGTGCTTATTATATGCTCACTAGCACCACCACAGGCTTCACAGTCTATAGGGTCTAGTCGTTCTGACATCTTACGCATCTCTGAGAATGTAAGTCCACAGTCTTTACATTTATATTCGTATATCATTTCTTCCAATCCTTACGCCATAAATCACGTTGTTTAGTTTTCTGTTTTTTTAGTTTGCGATATAACTTGGAAGTCCCATCCATACGGACGAGACCCCAAGTATTTTTAGGTGGTTTACTTTCCGCCACTCGTTATATCTTTATCGAGCAACTTCCAAACAATACCAGCGGCAATAATACCTGCTAGTCCTGCGTTACCTAAGGTCCACACTATATCTAATATAGAACCAATTACATTCCCAGTTAGGAATGCTACCTTTTGACCAAAGATAATTTGTAGTACAATTGATAAACTGATTAGTTTGATACCTACATCTATCGCACCATCAGCACCGTTCTTAAGTTTCTCTAACATATTTTACTCCTTTATTTGTAAAACAATCGGCTATACAAGCCACCCTTTCCTAAGAGCATTTAGCCATATCACTATGTAAACTAAACACCCTGTAGAAATCATTCCCGCCATAAAATAAGCGGTATATAAAATGTTCTCTAGTATTTTCATACCTCCCACCCCGAACAATTAATACTGTTTGGAGGAGAACACTTTAACTGTTGTTGTTGCTCATCCATTTTATCCTGTAGTGTGCTACAACCTGATAAGTTAATGACAACAACTTGTAACGCTATAATTAATAATATAGTCTGTATCATTCTATGTCCCTCTCTTCTTCAACTAAATCAACAAGTTCACATACACTACCAGTACACGCTAAAGTCTTAGTGCCTACTGTCATATCTGTAAGCTCATACTCACTAATCAAATCCCAGTCTACTGCTTTAGGCATCTTCTTAGCTAGAGCATCGTGTGTCTTCTTGTCACACTCCTCATATGGTGCTTGTTGATATGTGTGGTCAGAGTGAGGTAGGAAACTAACACCTGATACTTCATCGAAGTGTTTGTATACCCACGCACCTACTTCCATCCACTCGTGTTCTCTAACACTAATTGTTACACTAGGCTTGTGCTCACAGTAGTATCTTTGATACATAAGCCATAGCTCTAGTTGTTCGATAGCATTCCTTTCATTCCTAGTCACAGCACCCTTAGGAGCTTTCATAGGGAAGGAGAATACCTTAACGCTGTTAGGTTTCATTACATCAGCTTCAGCAGGTATGCCTTGGTCTTCCATAAGTTGTGCTATAGGGTCTTTAGCATCTGCTCTAACCCTACGAATGTAGTAGTCACTGTGTCTAGTATGAATACCACTGGCACTATCTACTAGCTGACTGACTGTACCACTAGGTTTAATAGCAGTAGTAGCAGTAGCTTGTTTAATACCTAAAAGCTCTGACCACCATTTGTTAGTCTTAACGGATTCTTTCTTTAGGTCATTTAAGAAATCAGGTAAACTTCTCTTACCATAGTATCCACGACTATCATCACTACTTCCATTCATAAAAGAATTATCCATAATGCCAGTAAGTGATACACCCAACAAGGCTTCCTCTTCTGTATTGTGTACCCACTTAGGTCTCAATCTCTTGAGGTTAGTAAGTGATGCTTGGAATGTACCCAGTATAGTAGCTAGTCTGACCTTACGGAGTATATCCTTCTGCGTGTCTTCTGCTCTTACTACTACTTCAGTAAGATTACAGAATTGACCATCTCTCAGTATGATTTCACTACAAGGATTACAACCGAAGTCGTGCTCAGTATCACGTCTACCAATAGACGCTACTTGTTTGATAGCGGCTTCTCTGTTAAAGATACCACGCTCACCAGACTTAGACTCATATAAAGACGTCCATTCTTTCATAAAGATACCAATATCAGGTTTCTCTGTATAGCATACACTATTATTACTTAGAGCCATCTCTGGTGTATCAGACCACCATTGACCACTCTTAGCATTACGCATACGCTCATCAGTAAGGTTAGATAGAGATATTAAGGCACTTCGTCTAACACCGCCCACTACAACTACCTCTGCAATCTTACACATCATACGGTGACACTCATAGCTAGTCAGCTTACGACCACCTGCCTCTTTAAAGATGTTAGTAGCAAAGTTAAACAAGTCAAGTAGAGGCTCTGGTCCACTAGCCCTGCCACCAAAGGTAGCTAGTCTAGCACCCTTAGGTCTAACCTTAGAGAAGTCCCACTTAGGCATCTCACCATCATATAAATAAGTAATCAGCTTACGGAATGCAGACTGCCACCCTTCCTTAGAATCCTGTACTACGATGACATCTTCTATATCAATCATATCTGTAGGGACTTCAGGTAGTTTATTAACTGCTTGTCTCTCAACACTAAAGCCTACACCAGTACCGTGCATCAGAACGAATAGGCATTCATCAAATGCTTTAGGATGGTCTACACTAAGGTAAGCACAGTTATAACCTGCTATATTATTCTTAGTTAAGGCAGGACCTGCGGTCATAAGAGCTCTCATACTAGGCATAACTTCTAAGTTACATACTGCTTCCTCAAGTATCTTCCTAGTCTTAGGTACTAACTCTTGGTTTGTATTTTCTTTAAGATGCCCCTCCATAAAATCAAAATAACGGGCAACGGTTTCTTTCCAAGTCTCTCTCCGCTTCTTCTCAGGTAGCCATCGTGCGTACCTGCTAAGGGCAATAAAGTTTTGGTAATCGTTTGGTAATTTATTCAATTTATTCATCCTCCATTGGGTCTATTTCAATGTTCAGCATCTTGCTTCCATCGTCATCTAAGTAAGTATTATATTTCAGTCTTCCGTTTCTGTGCATCTGAACAGCATCAGTTATCCCTCTATCATAACATTTAGTACCGTGTCTCCACAATAAGAATCCTCCCATTGTAAGCAATACTAATATAAGAAAGATAAAGTTTTCAGTAGGTATCATCATCATTATCGTCAAACTCCTCTCGTTTATCTATCAGTTTATCTTCAAACTCGTGTAGCAACTCTTCAGTTGTTATGTCGAGTATCTCACACATAGTGCAAGGGTCTATAGCTTCTTGGACTATTCGTTCTTTTAACTCATTCAAAGTTAGAGCCATACTGCCCTCCTTCGTGTTCTATGAGTTTATTTAAGAACCAACGAGCTTTCTTTAGGTCTTCTAAACCGTTTTTATATCTCCACCTGCAAATGTATTTAGCAACACTAGCAGTTAGGTAGTCCATATCTTGGTCTAAGATAAAATCTATGACCTCAATATTGCCTTGCTTGTAATGGTTAGGATTTATTTTATCTTCGTCCATTCCTTTAACTCCTTTATTTCTTTTGTTGAGAATATTTTGATGTCGTACTTCTCACACCATTTTCTATAGGTTATCTTGTTACCCTTAGCTACCTTAGAGTCGGGGCGGGGCATCAGAAATATTAACTCCTTGCCTTCGAATCTCATCTGTTCAGCAATTGATTTATACTTCTGTCTATCCCCACTCCTAAAGAACCCTTTAACTTCTATATGATACTTACCCTTAACAAAGTCAGGAGTATAGTTCTTTCGGATAGTATAGGCTATCCTACAAGGCTCATATTTCCATTCCTTTCCTAACGCTAAGGAACATTCTTTCTCTAGCTTACTGCGAAATTTTGTTGCCATCAGCATCTACCTCTAAAACAGAAGGAACAAACTTGACCTCAGTTAAGTATCTAGGTCCTGTCGAATAGATAAAGGTTCTTAAGTCTTTACCCCAACATTCGTGTTTGTAAGCACAGTAACTACATCCAACTGCTAACTTCATATTGCCTGACTTACCGTCAGCAATTGGTTTATAACATCTCTCAGGCGGTGTCTCAGATTTAACTACTCTCTTTATATTTTTAATTCTTTCTTCTATAGAGAAAAAGTTTAACTTCGACCAGTACCATTGAGATTCATCAGCCATATCATACTTGAGGTATGTTAGATGTCCGTTAGTCTTATCCATAACTAACCAACCTACATCTGTCACACCCTCTGAATGAGCATAGCCTTTGATTTGGTCTACATATCCAAAGGGGTCGTCATTAATGAGTGAACCATCTTTGAATTTCTTAAAGCCATAAGGTGACGCTGACTTAACATCTGTCAATACACCATCAATCTTACAGTCCATAGAGCCTTTGATACCATCTACTTCTGCTTGCTTCTGTTCGTCTGTCACATCGTGACCTGCAAGTTTAGTAAGGGCTAGTACCATCTCTTCAATCAAGTGACCATAGAGGAACTTGATTCTAGTGTGAGGCATAAGTTCCTCACCTTTATAGCCATTATAAGAATACCACAACTGTCTATCCTTCTTACCTATGTTAGACATACGGAGCTTACGTCTATCAAACGTACTCTCTGTGATATTGTTTCTAAGTATCTGTTTGACATTCTCACCGAAGTCATTTATTACTTGTTCGACAGGCACACCTTTAGGAATATCCTTGGTGTCAATCATACGATATATGTCGCTTACTAGAGTATCTGTACTCATTGTTGTACCTCCTTGTTATCTCTATGCCCATACTCTTCATAATCATCATTATAAACAGTACAACCTGATGGGTCAATATCGCAATTAGGATATGAAAAACAACCTAAATGAGAATCTACCTTTTCTTTTATCTTACTATCTTTTGTAAACCTTGTTATAAAATCGTCTATCCCATTAGACCTATAATGTTTCTTAGGATAGCTGTTTTTTACATAAGGATGCCATCTTCCAGTTGTATAAGAATAAGCATACCACTTATCTCTCTTTATCCATAACATATAAGCACCCTCTCTAACTTCATATTCAATACCTTTAGAATTTAAGTACTTCTCGACGTACTCTAAAGTTTCATTAGTGTCTCTTCTAAAAATAACTTCACCTTTAGAATTAACTCTATCAAAACGATAGCCACTCTTTAGTGAGTCTGTTGCCACGTTTCACCTACCTTATATTCACCGTCCAAAGGACAGTTTAGTTTAAAAGATTTACCTGCTTGAATGATAGCCCCTACCGCTAGACCTCCGAAGAAGTCTGCTTGGTCTTCTCTGACCTCGCATTGAAACTCATCGTGCACATTCAGTACGAACTTATAATCTAAGTCATACTGTCTAGCATAAGAGTCCAATAGTACCAACGCTTTCTTCATTATAACCGCACCTGCACTCTGTAGTAGAGTGTTTAGTGCTGAATGTTGAGAGCGTATGTGTAGCTTACGACCATCTAACCCAGTAACCCAACCTTTACCACTTGATTCGGAAACCTTCTCTCGCAGTTGTTTTAGAGCAGGAGTATTGTCAAGAAAGTTCTTCTTTAAATGTCTCCCACGCTTCGCACCACCACCTGCTACCTCACCAATCTTAACATCTCCCGCACCGTATAGGAACGCATAGATGAAAGTCTTAGCTTGGTCTCTAGTTTGTAGTCCTGCTGATTTCTGATTAGCAGAATGAATGTCACCATTAAGTATTTCATTGGTGTACTTATCATCATTCATATAGTGTGCTAACATTCTAAGTTCTAGACCACTAGCATCACAACCAACCAACTTATAATCCTTAGGGACAGTCCACAAGTCTCTACAGTCAGCACCATAGCCACCCTCAAAACCCCAAAGTATTTTACCGTCCTTTCCGTGCCTAGTCGCAGGGACTTGAGCACAGTTAGGCTTAGAGTGTGTCATCCTACCAGTCACCGCACCGCAAGGGTTTACTCTTCCGTGTACTCGACCAGTACGCTCATCAATAGCTTCTACCCAACTCTTAACCATAGCAACACGCTTGGTAATCGTCAAGTAATCTACAATCAACTGTGCCTCAGGTATCTTAACAGTCTTAAGCACCTTCTCGTCTACGATAGGATTACCCTTCTCAGTAAAAGATTTAGGTTTCCAACCAAAGTGCTGGAGGTACTTAGCTATCTGTTGCCTTGAGCCTAAGTTAAACTCAGGGTACTCATAGTATCCCCAGTCACAATCTCTAAAGTGTGCACCCTTATCTAACTGTGCTTGATACCTCTTAGAGATACTACCGTCTTTATTCTTACATTTATCTTTAGGATGTGGTAAGTCTATCCATACAGGTAGAGGTTTAAATCTTTCGTGTACCTCATCCTCTATATCTAGGACCTTCTCCTTCATCTCAGCTAGTAGTTCATACGCACGCTCTTCATTAAGTATCATACCGTTGTCGGTCTGCTTCCTAATAATCTCAGCCGTTGTATGTTCTAGCTTAACTGCATCAGAAAAAGTTAAATGTTTAACAAAATGATTGTAAAGTGATTTAGTTACTCTTACATCCTGTTGGCAATAAGTCAACATATCGTAGCTATACTCTTCCCATCCACCTTGATAGTCATCTTTATAATCACCAAGCCTCTCACCCCAAGACCTTAGACTATGTCCACCATCAAGGCTAGGGTTATATAGTCTGCTAAGTACGAGAGTGTCCCATAAATTAAAAGACCAATCCATCCCAGTAATCCTACGCAGAATAGGAACATCAAAATTAATAATGTTGTGTCCCACAAGAGTGTCGACATTCTCTGATGCCAACCATTTTCGAAAAAGTCCATTGGCTTCTCCTCCTATAAAGTTGTATACAGTAGGCTCATCGTTGTCAAGCATTGCACATATGCAATGTACTCGAGTAGCTTCAAGCCCGTCAGTTTCTATATCAAAAAAAGCCTTCATCTAGTACCTCCGAAAGTCT